TCATGCCAATTTCTGATATTGTAACAGTTACAATCTCACGAGAAACGCAGAGCGTTTCAAAAAAGGGATTTGGAATCCCTATGATTCTCGGTGAGTCTGACAAACTACCAACAAAGGATGTCGTTGTAGTTACGTTTGATGCCGATCTGGTTGCGAATGATACTACAACTGTAACACTGAACGGAACTGCACTCTCTGACGTTCTGTTCAGCGTGGATAATGATACGACATTACAGTTGATTGCTGACGTTATTCAATCTGTTGCAAATGTCGAAACGGCGGTCATATCCGGGACTGCGCCTAATCAGCATATAATTACAGTGACCGGCAAAGTTGATCTTTCTGTTACTGTAAATTCCGCTGTTGTGGTTAATACAGTTCCCGGCCCAGAAGCTGAAGCAACAATTTCACGGACTGCATCAGCTCGTATTCGATTCTATGCTTCATTGGTTGAGGTTGCTGTTGATTTTGCTGAAACCGATCCGGAGTACATTGCCGCTGGTGAATGCTTTGCACAACTTATCACGCCTTCAAGCATTGCAATAGGACGTAAGAATTCAGCTACGCTCGATGTAGTTACAATCACGCTTGATTCCACATTAGTCGCTGGTGATGTTTTCGGAGCTGATATTAACGGTGTTGCGCTTGCCGGTGCGGGTCTTACGTTTGCAGCAACGGAAGCCGCAACAATGGCTGCGATTGCGGCAGTCATTGAGTTGTTAGCGTCCGTCACAACTTGCACTGCTACTGATGTCGGAGCTGTTGGATTTGTAAATACTTTGACAATTACTGGCGTGGCTGCAACTGATATTGTTGTTACTGACGAGGCGATTACTGGTGGTGTTACTATTCTGGTCGTTGCCAGGATCGACGGAGAAAGCTACACGCAAGCGCTGAACAAGATAGTTCAAGAATCTGATGATTGGTATGCTTTAGCAATCGAAAGCCGCACAGATACGGATATATTGCTTGTGGCTGCTTGGATTGAAACGCAAGTAAAGCTATTTGCGCTTGCATCCTCCGACACAGATATTCTCGGAACTGGAACTGTTGATATTGCAGGGCAGCTTAAAGCATTGAATTATGATCGGGCAGTTTACTCCTTTAGAGGTGATGCCGCAACGAAATTCTTTGAGTTCGGATGGTACGGAAAAATGTTACCAACCGATCCGGGGTCAGCGACTTGGATGTTCAAGACGATCATCGGTGAAGTTGCAAGTGTTCTAACTTCAGCTGAACGCACAAACGCTCTTGCTAAGAACTGTAATATTTATCACTCGTCCGGTGGTGTTGATATAACTGAAGAGGGCAAGGTTGCATCCGGTGAATATATTGATATTATTCGTGGACTTGATTGGCTCCAAATGCGTATGATGGAGAAGATTTTCGGTCATCTTGTCAATAGGCCAAAGATTCCGTTCACTGATGCAGGTATAGCCGGCGTTGAAGCTGATGTGCGAGCTATACTTGATTTAGGTATAGCTAAAGGTTTGGTTGCCGAGACACCAGCTTATACGGTCACAGTTCCGTCAGCTTCTGCCGTTTCGATTGCTAATAAAATCGCTCGCAATCTTCCTGATGTAACATTCCAGGCTACACTCGCCGGGGCGATTCATCATGTTACGATTTCTGGAATTGTAACAGTATAAAAGGAGAATAGATTATGCCAGTTCACACATACGATCCCAAAAATAATGTTCTTACGATTGACGCCGTCCCGATGAGTGGGTTTGCTGATGGAACATACATTACGGTAACATTTGATGAAGACGCTTTTACGAAAGTAGTAGGCGCGGATGGTGAAGTTTCAAGAGCTAAATCAAACAATTACTCTGGGTCAGTTGTAGTGACGTTTATGCAAACCTCAATGTCTACTGATGTCTTATCCGCTATTGCGCTTTTAGATAAGGTGTCGAATACCGGAGTTGTTCCTGTTCAGCTTAAAGAACTCGGAACAAAGAATATTGTAATGTCTGCTAATGGTTGGATCAAGAAAATGCCTGATATTACGTATAGTAAAGACATTGAAAACAGAGAATGGATTCTTGATCTTGCAAACCTACACGTATTCATAGGCGGAAATCCACTTCCCGGTTAAATCATGATAGAAACTAAAACAAAACAGATTGACGAGCGGAGCGTCTCAGTAACTCAATTCCCTGCACGAATAGGATTGAAGATTAAACTCCGTATTGCGAGAATGATAGGTCCGGGACTCGCCAGTGCAACTGGAATGCTTCAAAGCGGGATTGAAGCTGAGTTCGATTCTAAAGTTCTGGCGTATGCTGTCGGTCAGTTAGTTGACAGCATGGGTAATGACGCAACAGTTGATTTCATAGTTAAAGATCTGATGCAAGGAACTCGGCTTGATGATAAGGAAATCAACGATGCTGTTTTCGACATAGAATTTGCCGGAAATTATAAGCTGCTTTATAAAATAATCGGCTATATTCTTGAGGTGAATTATGGCAGTTTTTTCGAGAACCTAAATATTGGGAACCTAACAAGCAAATTCTCAAGTTTCGCCAATCCAGCGAAGAAACCGCTGACAGTTACGGAAAGCTAAAGTCAGATCTTGAGGATGAATCTATAATCTGGCGTTTAATTTTAGCGAAGATTACAACATTGCAGGAACTTGAAACGATCTGGACGCTTGATGATGTTTACCGAGCGAATGCGCTGCTTGATATGCGCTCTGACATTGAAACCGTAATTACAGAAAAGGAGAGAAAAACTTCATGATCGTTCGGGAACTCATATCACTCGTTGGTTTCAAAGTCGATAAAGCTGCAATGAATCGAGCTTCAAACGCTGTTAGAAAGTTTGGCTCGAAGATGCAGTCGGTTGGGCGCACAATGTCAATGGCGTTAACCGCGCCTATTGTTGGGCTTGGTATTAGTTTTTTAAAGATTGCGGGTGATTTTGAAGCTTCGATGAATCGTGTCCAAGTTTTAACGAGTGCAACTGGTGAGGAGTTTGCTAAACTTAGAGCGCAAGCTCGTGACCTTGGAGCTACAACTGCCTTTACTGCTAAAGAAGCCGCTGATGCAATGGGCTTCCTTGCTCAAGCTGGATTCAGTGTGAATGAAATCTTTGCGGCAATGCCAGCGACGTTAAATCTTGCCGGTGCAGCTAAACAGGATCTCGCCACAACTGCCGATCAACTCTCAAATATTATGCAAGCGTTCGGTTTAGACGCATCAGAAGCTGGTCATGCATCCGATGTTCTTGCGCTCGCTGCATCCTCTACAAATACGAATGTCTCACAGATGGCAGAAGCATTGAAATTTGCAGCTCCTGATGCAAAAGCACTCGGTATGTCGTTAGAGCAGACGGCAGCAATGCTGGGACTCGTAGGTAATGCTGGTATTCAAGCTTCAATGGCAGGAACTGGCTTACGTATGGCGTTAAAGAGATTACTTAACCCAGGCGACGAAGCAATAAAGGTTTTTGAAGATTTGAACGTTGCTACTCATGAAATGGGCAAGGACGGTAAGAAAAAGCTTAGGAATATTGTAGATATATTGCAAGATCTTAAGGACGCGGGAGCATCACCTCTTGAGCTTGGTAAGATTTTTGGGGTTCGTGCATCCACGAGCATGACTGTTGTTATGGATCAAGGTATTGACAAATTAAAAGAACTTTACCGGACGCTTAAAGATGAATCCGCCGGAACCGCACTCCGTCAACAGGAAGCAACAATGAAGGGTTTGAATGGTACGCTTAAAGCACTAAAAGCATCTTATGAGGATTTGGCTATTGAAATCGGCGATGCTGGATTATTGGACGATACCACTAAATTTGCAAAAAAACTGACTGATTTAGTTCGTGAACTTGCTAAAACAGATCCTGAAAAACTTAAACTTTTTACTAAACTTGCATTGGCTGCTGCTGCTCTTCCTTTAGTTACATGGGGATTAGGAGCACTTACATCATCAATAGTTTTAATGATGGCAAATCCAGCAGTGGCTGCATTTGCTGCTTTAGTGGCAGGACTTGTATTGTTAGAGGGATCAGCTCGTAA